AACATGTTGCAGAGGAAATCCTTAGTGGAGCGGTGGATTTGTACAACCTTGCATCGGAGGGATATGATAAGTTGAAGGATCATCTTCAGAATGTGAAACGTGATGAAGGTGTTGTGATTCTTAAGAATAAGCGTGAATTGTCCAAGCGGAAGAATTATTTGTCGAAAGTGCGACCATACTATGTTTACCCTGGTAAGTTGCGGTTTCTCTTCTCTTGCATAATTGACTCTTATTCTGACGCAATGCAAAATGCGTGGGACAATAAAGAATCAATTTCAGCTTTTCGGTTCTCTTGGGTGTATGGGGGTGCTGTGAAACTTGCAAGTTGGGTGGCATCACGACGGGCTTATGGGTCAGGTTTTTATCCATTGAGCTGGGGCGATGACCAACTATGGGTTGTGGTTTGCACTAATGGTGATGTGTGTATTGCTGCCCCTGATGTCATTGGCATGGATATGAGTTTGGGTAACAATACAATCAAATTCCACACAAAGAAAATAATAAGTGAGTATAGTGGGAAAATGGATGAGGTTTGGAAGCGTGTGACCGTCTTGTATGGTCAGTACCTCCATAATCACCCTGTTCTCGCGTACCATGCATTAGTTGTTAAGAAAAGTGGAAGGTCATTGTCAAGTGGTGTGAACGGAACGACAGCTGCAGATTTTACAGGTTCAGCGCGAATAACTTTCAGAGCGGAACCAATATTGAGTGAGTGCAAAACGGTTGAAGATGTCGTACTGGGAATGAAGAAGGTAAATGAAGTGATAACAAAGGAATTGGGGATGACATTCAAGGATGAGACGATGGCGGTTTCTGTTTTTAATGACGAAACTTTAACCATTGATGTGCCTTTTCTTGGGATGTATACTCAAAATATCAGTATTGATGGACTAGCAGGTTTGGTCCCAATTCCAGATATACCCAAGTTGTCCGCTTCTTTGTTCTACAGTAAGTATTCCAAAAATGATGTCGATCAAATCAGTGCTCTGCTCAGTAAGTGTGTCGGGATTTGTGCGAGTGGTGGGTATACCAATCTTTTGTTGTATAATGTGTGTAAACGAATGTATGGCTTTCATGCTGATAAAGCTCAGCCATTGCACGACCTGGACTGGATGGGGGGTGCCCTACCGGATGAGGTAAGCGAATTTTTACATCATGAGAAAGGACAAAGTACGAAACCATTCCCGACGCGACGCTGGTTTATGTCGTTGTATTTGCAAGACGAACATAGAAAAGCGGAACAATCCTATCAGAATAAATTCAAGTCCGGCCAAGTGAAAGATGGCACTCCTGGAACTGGATATGAAATGACGGAGGAAGAGTTTGAACTGTTGGCACCGGAGATCAAGGAATCAGAAGACTGGGCGGAAATGGATAGAGTTTCAGCAAAAACTGCACAAGGAAATGCTGTAAACGAAATCAAAGTAAGCGCGGTTGGTGGTTTAGTAGTATCAAAGGAGAAAGCAGGTTTAATGCCTCCCGATTACGAAAGGAGAAAATTGAAATGGGAAAGGTGTAAGCGTAGGTCTGAAGCCCGGTACCGGTTGAAACAGGAAGAATCGAAAAGACTTCGTAGAGATTATGAAATTGAAAGGAAGTATGACGATGACGAGATGGAGGTGGATGAAGACCTTCAAGCACTCGATGCGTCAGAAAGATTCAAGTTGGATGTGGCGGACCAGTTGGCTGAAGCTGCTTACAAGGAATGGCAAGAGATGGAACAACTTGCTGCAAAATATGAACAAAACCTTGAAGAAGCGAAAGACGACGAGACGTTACTACTTGATGAACCTCTCACAGAATTACAAAAATTAATTGATGAATACGGAGACGAAGAATTTGACGCGAAGTATGATCTCGTTGGATTTGGAGGATATGGAAATTCGAATGCGTAAACCCCTCTTCACCCCCTGTGAGTAGCATGTGTGTTTTGTTTCTTTCTTGCTGCGGTAATAATTGGAATAGGTTCGTGGTTCATACAATGTTTTCCCTGTTTTCTCAAAATAGGGTGGTGACATGCATGTGTGTGGCAATAAAATTAAAAATAAAAATAAAAAT